TTCCTTTTCATTTTCTTTTTGTATGCGTCAATGAGTTGGTCGATAGAATATAAGTTGTAAGCTATGTCTATCACTATAACAATTGCTTGTTGGTCGGGATAAAATTCTTTGAATATTATCTGTGGTGTACTAACAACTGCGTCTTGAGCAAATTCTTTATCTTTAAAATTAAACATTTTGTGAAATTCTGTATCTTTAAAACTTGATTCAATCGCTTCTTTTATCTCTTCTGATGACACTCCTACTTGATTCGCAATACTCAATCCAAACGCCAACATGTCAGCTAATTCATCAAGTTGTACGTCTAACGGCTTACCTGGTTTCTTCTTCCAGTTCTTAAACGTTTCCAATGTATTAAACCATTCAAAGAATTCAACTACATATGCTATTTTGCTATCTCGTAAGTTCAGCGTTGGTATTCTATCGTCGAACTCCTTTTGTATTTGTAATAACTCTTGTAACTGATCAATTGTTAATGTGTTAGTCATTATTCTTTCTCCTCTACATTAATTTCATATTCATCACAATCAATGTGTGTGCATATCTACCTGTATTACGAAAGCGTGGACGAGGCGACCCCATCGGCGCATTAAACACTTCATTAAATTTAATTTCTATTTCCATGTAATCCCTCATATATATTCAAATAAGCTTGTTTGGTGTCCTAACTCCATTTGTTCATTATCAATAAGTGTTTTTAATTCATAATCATCTAAGTACCATCGTCGACCATTGAATTTTGTATGTTTTAATCCAACAACTAAATGCCGTCCATCTTTAAAATGTGGTGTAACTGAAAACATTTTGTTGCCGTCATGATCAAATAGATAGTATTTATCAAATGCATCCATTTTCAATCACTCCCATTTGCTATTTAGACGCTTAATAAAAGCTTCTCTGTCTTTCTCAAGGTTTTCATCTACTTCCGGCGTTTTCGTTTCTCTCGTGCTGTCTGTGAGCCATTTGGGTGTTTTTTCTTTTGATTGTTTAACGAAAGGTTTATAATTTTGTTTTTTGCTTTCAAGTTGTTGCTTTTCAAATGCACGTACTTGTTCAATAGATTTCAAGTTTGCATTAAGCCATGTATTCAAAATGCTTTTAGCATATCCCCAAGTAACTTTATTTCTGTCTTTAGCGATTTTAAGTGATGCGGTAACTATTTGATCTGAATCATTTTCAAATGAATCAAGATAGTAATTTAAATCGTCTAAATTGTAAGGAGTTATGAAACCGAATCCGTTATCTTGGAAGAAGTCGAAGGCAGCTGCCTTCTTCTTCTCATTATTCACATTCTTTTCATTATTATCTTTATTATCATTATTGTTTGTGTTGGTTTGATGTTGTTTTGATGTTGGATTGATGTTTGACTGATGTTGTTTTGATGTTGGTTTGATGTCGTTTTGATGTTGGTTCCTTCCCTGCTCACTTTGATAAAAGTCATAATTGACAATGGTTATAAGGGTATATTTTGATGTTGTTTTGACTTCTAACATTCCATCACTCTCGAGTAAGTCAAGGAAGGTTTTCACTTTAAATCGTGACCAGTTAAAAAGGTCAGACAAGGTCAAAATCGATGTTAATCTTTGTCCTCTTTCTACGGTTACAATTTGGTTTCCAATAGGCACTTTTGCCTTTGAATGATTCGCTTCCATGAGTAAATATATCCATGCTTCAAACTTTGAAAATGTTCTCTTTTCTTTAAATAGCCAATGATTTTGAATTGAGCGATCAATACTTATCCAACCAGTCATATACACACCTCACTTTCAAACCGGTTAAATTAGAATGGTAAATCATTGTCATCTATTTCAATCGGACCATTTGCATTCGCAAACGGATTATCTTTTACTGGTTTGTTATTTGAATATTGCGATTGTCCACGTGTTTGTTGTACTTGTTGTTGGTATAAATCTTGTTGAGTGTCATTTGAGTTTTTCGGTTCTAAAAATTGAATACTATCAGCAATAACTTCCGTAACATATACACGTTGACCTTCCTTATTTTCATAATTCCGCGTTTGTAACCTACCATCTACGCCCGTCAACGATCCTTTAGATAGGTATTTATTAACGTTCTCTGCTTGTTTTTTAAATACGATGATATTAATAAAGTCTGCCTCGCGCTCGCCTTGTGCATTTGTAAATGTACGGTTAACTGCTAATGTGAATGATGCTACATTTACACCACTTTGAGTGGTTCTTAATTCTGGGTCTCTAGTTAAACGACCAACTAATATTGTTCTGTTTAGCATTTATAAACCTCCAACATAAACGGGCGCGCCCGTCACTTTTTGTATTTCACTTTTAATGTATTTTGCATTTGAATTTTGACTACTTAAATGAATTAAATGTATTTCTTCGAGTCTAGTTAAATCATTTGCTTTTAACATTCCGATAGCATGTTCTAAGCTAAAATGAGACTCCATAATTCTGTTTGCTAATGTGCTGTGCACACTGCCGTTTTTTATGTTTTCCTGCATTTGTTCATAGATATAATTAACTTCTAACATCATGTGCGTAATGCCGTTAAATTTGTATTTCAAATACTTTGTATCAGTAACATACAGAACCTTATAACCTAGTGTGCTTTGTAATAAGAAAGCCACAGGCTCGTTAGCATCATGTTCGATGTCAAACGGTAGAATTGACCATGTGCCTATTCGCAGCTCTTGCTTTGCCTTAATCGTGCATAAGCGATGACTTTCAAAATTCATAGCTTGTTGTGTTCCAGCAGTCATATAGCTGATTACACCATTGTCGACAAACTGCTTTGTGTACTTTGCATGATCACCATGTTCGTGTGTGATAAGACACCCTGCTATATGTCTTGTTTTATATTTGAAATGCTTTTGAACACGTTCAAATTTTATTCCTGCCTCAAGCAGTAACGTAGTACGTCCATCATTTAAGACGTAGCAGTTACCACTTGAACCAGTTGCTATTGTTTCAATTAAAATGGCTCTTCTTCGCTTTCTTTTTCTGTTGCAGGTTCTTTTATTTCTTCAAAGTCAGATACATCAATAGGTTTTTCATTTTCTAATTCTGTGTATTGTGCTTCTTCAAAAACTGGTGGTTCAAAATCCAATTGTTCTTGATTTGCATTTTCTTCAACTTCTGCATCCAATACTTCTTTGCGTTGACGTTGTTCGGATTCTTGTGCGTATTTGAAAAGATTGCTATCTGTTGATGTGTTGATATAACGTTTAGCAGCTCTATTGATAACTGTTTTTTTAGCCATTTCTTCTTTGAAATTATTATGTGTTTTAGAATTTTGTAATGCTTTTTCATCTTTAATCATTGATGACTGCATCCACGCTTGTTTAATTTGTTCAATAGTCATGACTTCAATATAGTTATCTCGTCCATCATTAAATACGATTGTGCAGTACGCACCGATAATGTTTTCTTTGTCGATGTTAAAGAAGTCTTGTTCGTGTTTAATCGCTTTGATACGTCCTGTTTCTCCCATTTCTTGCTTGAATGTATCGCCTTTATAAATCACTTGAGCAACAACATCTTGAGCACCTGCATCACGTTTTAACATCATTACATTACCGTGATAGCTACGTTGTAACTGCATTTTGTTGCCGTAAGGAATAAAGTAGCATTGATTTTTAGCTGGATTTAAACCTTGCGTTACCATGTCTAATAAGGCATTTGCTTTGCTTGTATCGTTACAACTCATTAATTTGTTATCTTGGCTGATTTGTAACCATGCTTGTTTCATGGCATTACTTGGTGAATAATCATTTGGCAATTCCAAATTGCCTTGTGACTCTAAAACTCTCACTTTGTTTAATACGTTGTCAGATACGTTCTTTTCTTGTACTAATTGTTGTTCAATAGTTTGTAATTTATTATTTTCAGTCATTTTATATAGTCTCCATTCTTAATTTTTTATCTTGTTCATTTACTATCAATTGAATTTGTTGTGATTCTGTTTTGATAAGCTCTGTTACTGATTCAGCATTATCAATAAATATTGGCGCTGTAACTTTAAAATGTTTTGACAGTGTATTGATGATATCTAAGCCAACATTAATTCTTGAGGCGTTATTTAAACCGCTGTCGTATTCGACGCCGTTAACCGTTGTTGAACATGTTTCTTCTAATTCGCCGTTAACTAAGGTATTGAATAGCTTAAATTCAGCAATATCAAATTCGTTATTGATATTTTCAGTAAGCATTTTGACTTTTGTTGTTGTAAATTCTTTTAAGATATAAAGGTTATGTGAATACTTTTCTTTTTCATCCAATAATCTGTCTTCTTCATTTCTTAATTCAGAAATAACATCATCTAGATGTTTATTTGATTTTTCGATTGATCTTGACACTTCAATTTCTGATTTTTCTTGAGTAAGTTCGCTTATTTTGTCATCTATTCCTGAAACTTTATCTTGAATGGTTTTCCTGATGTTTGAGCGTTTTTGATTAATCTCATTTATCTCTAACATTACTGCTTTGTATTCGTCAGTTTGTCTAACGTCAACATGAGTCGTTTTCAACTTATTAATTTTGTTTTGTATTCTCTCTGAACGCTCTTCTGCTTCGTTGATTTTAATTTGAAGATTATTATTGTCATCCTCTAACTTCTCGATGATTGGCTTTATTTTCTTGCCTTCTGAAATAATGTGATTGATAGATGTTTGTATTGTTTCTAATTCTTTCGATTTGCTAGCATTGAATTTCTGCAATGCTTTTTCTCTTGCCTCATTCACTTGTTCAGCTAGTAACTGTTGACCACAACAACTACATACATTGTCATCAAGATATTCAAATTTTTGATTTTTAGCTTTTTCTAAATCACTTTTTAATCCTTTATGATTTTCTAATAATTGATTACGTCTATTTTCTTCATGTGTGATTTGTTGTTTGTTTTGCTTTAATCTTGTTTTAAGGTTCGCAACCGTTCCATTTTCAACGTGTAACTCATTTGTTAAAGCATGTATTTTGTTCTCATTGCTGGCGCTGTTATTGTCTTCTATGCGCTTCAATTCTGATTGTTTATCAGCTAATTGGTTACGCAAATTAATTTCTTCTGCACCGTTTTGAATATCTATACGCTCATTTTCAAGTTGCTCAATTTCTTGTTTGATAATTGCGTATCTATCATTATCGAATTCCGGTACATCCTGCTTATTTTGTTGTGTTTGGTTAATACGTATCGGAATATCTTTGATATCTTTGTTAATCTGTTTTATCTTGTCCGTAAGAATCTTTTTCTTTGTTTCAATTTCATGATCTCCAAGAATATTATTTAATTCTTTAAAATCATCATTTGTTTTAATGACATCCTCATCATTGATTGGTTTAGCAATTTCAAACAACAAACTTCTTCGCTTCTTCCAATCTAGTAAGTTAAATGCTTGAGGGTTCGTAATTAACTTGAATACATCTTCATCAATCAGTTCATCAATACGAGCTTTATAATCCTTTACTTTTATTGATTCATCATTGATATATTGTTTCTTCGTTCGACTTCGTGAGTATTCCTTGCGATTCGTTTTTTGATTTATTGTGTATTTAGGATGTGACTCTTTTTTAAAAGTCGTAATTTTTCCGTCGATTTCAAATTCTGCGAAAACAGTCGGAATTAACTCATAATTTTCTTCGTTTTTTTCGTTTAAAGGTACAGGGTTAAATGATTTGGTTGATCCGTCCAAACCTTTATCGAAAAGCAGCCATTGTAATGCGGTTGCTGTCGTAGTCTTACCCGTTGCATTATTGCCGTATATTTTTGCATCTTTGCCGTTAAAGTTAAAGCTTTCTTCTTTGATTCCAGCAAAGTTTGATATAGTTAACTTATTTATTTTCATATCCTTCCTCATGCTCCTTTTTTAATCTTCCGATGACCTCTTAGCACCTCGATAATTAAATTTTTTATTCGTTCATGGCTGTCTGGATTGATTTCATGTATCTGCACAAGCTTATTGTTTGTTTTGTAACTGTCGTGATAGTGCAAGAAATTAATCGATAAGTATCCGTGATGATTACGTTCAATTTCCAATAATGCTCGTTGATTTGACAAAGTATATTCGTCGAATAACGTCTTAAAAATATTCAATATATTTCTTTCTGTATCTCTCATGCTTATACCTACCATTTCATGACTAAGTTCATTAGTTTATCCTGTTCATCTGTGTTATTTTCAATCCATTCATAAATACTTTGTTTCAAAATATCTAACGCTGTGTATAAATCGTTCTCATCAGAAACTAGTAGCCCGTCAATTGAATTCCTTTCAGGGTCTAGAACAACTATTTCGACGCTATACGCTCGTTTCTTAACTCTTAATCGAAAATCAAAGCCATCTACATTAATTATTTTTTGACATACGTCACCTGTTTTGTAATACATTGTTTTAGTCCTCCTTGTCGTCATCTATACCGAGAATTTTTTTGTGATTTACACATTTGGAGAACATTGACAATATCTTTATAACTCTTAGTGCTATCCAATAAGGAAGCAAGATCGAAAGTATGACCAATCACAGAATTTGAACCTGCTAAATAATCTCCGTCGATAACTCCTATTGATGAGAAAAGCAAAATATCAAATTTACTTTCTCCCTTAATTTCTTTCGCTAATTCATACAATTCTCCGCTTTTTTCAGATAATAAGTCTTTTATTTCGTCCTGAGTCATGTCTTTATAATTTTTAGTCATAGTTGACTTCCTCCATTTTTCGTTTTATATTTAACTTGAAATTTTTCTTAAGTACTTGATACTGTTACTTGTTGGCGCAAGTAGCAGTTTTTTTATTCTTCATAAAAGTATTCCTTATAGAATATGAATGTTGCGATACTTGCGAATCCCGCAATTGACCACGCTGTGGTGAAGTATAGAAACGGCATGAGTACAATCGCTAAGACTGTGAAGCACAATACTGCTACTAGGTAGCTTTTATAAATGTTGCTCATTTTATTCTCTCCTTATATATTTCATTGAAATGCTCATCGACGAATTTATTCATCTTTCTTGCGTTAAATCTCCAGCGATTAAAATTCTCATCAGGGTAATGCACAATTCCTTGCGCTCTTAGTTCTTTTTCAAATCTAGGATGAAATAGTAATCTGTCCTTGATAGTCTCATCAGATGCAATTTTTAATTTCTTCTTTAAGTCACTCATGTTCCATACAGGGTCTAATGAATAACCAATTAGCTCATCATATTCATCTTTTGTGATAAGTACATGTGTTTCAGGTATTGGAACTGTTACGTTTAAAATATGTGGCATTTCTATCTTTCCTTTCGTGTATAATGTTGTTATCTCCTAGTGAAAGGAGGTGATATTGGTGTATATTGATCCTTTAAAAAATGTTCGTTTTTCTATTAATAACGTAATTAGTAATGTTGAAATTTCTAAAAGTATGGCAATTAAACAATCTTTAAAACCTAAGTACCAATTAGATATAATTAATAGAAACAACATAAATTTATTTTCTGACTTCAAAGTAGACTTTCATCTAAACAACTTAATTGAAATGAATTTTAATTTGCGTAATTCTTTTTCATCTCTAACATTTCAAAGAAATTTATTTTCTGAAGAAACGATAAAATCTTTTAAGGAACTCTATAGGTTTGATGATGAGATTGTACTTCAAGCACAACAGACCATTAGAGATTTTTATATCAATCCAACTGCTATCTCTACTTTGGCTGAAGCCATCAATTCGACCTATCCAATAAATGAGCAAAGTACCTACAAGAGACACGATGAATTTGTCAAACGTATCGAAAATGATTTTCCACATCCTTTCAAAAAGTTAATAAGATGGTCTAATGGCATTGCAGCAGGTGCTGACATTCAAATCTTTGTAACAAACTATATAAACGAGAACGATTTACATATTCAAAATTCATTGATAGTTGCTATAGTTTGTTTATTAAGTTTTTTATCGACCTATTGTTCACATTCTAAAAAGTAATAATAAGGCCTAATTTAGTTAACCTTCTTTAACAACTCTGCAACTGCTCGCAACAATTCAGGGTTGTTACTTCTTTCTAAACAGTAACTAGCATGCTTTAGTAATTTGAGTTTTAATTTATTTTTTTCTTTCGCGATTCTAAATTTTTGTAACATTTGTTATGCCTCCTTTGCATTTCCAAAAATTTAATCTAACTTAAATTCTTTTCCATCTATTAATCCATAAAAGTTATTTTTTAAATGCGGATGTCTTTCAAGCGTCATTTCAATAAAACGCGGGTCTATCATTAAGTCGTAGCCATCGTTGTATTGAATATTAACGGGTCGTCTATTACCTTCTTCGTCATAGTAGTAATAGATGACTTTTTTGTTTTGAGCTTGCATTTGCTGCGCCCTCCTGTTAAGCAGTTACGTTAGCTTCATAACCGAATTCAGTCATGATTTCATGTATTTTCAATCTGCCTTTTTGTGTCCATCTAGTTTGTAAAACTGTGTCTTCTCTACCGTCAGAGCGTACAATTGCTATAGTGTCTGATTCTGTGTAACTCTTGCCCATGTGTTCTGAGTAAAGTACCCACTGTTTATTTACTTTTCGTTGTAATCTAGCTTCGTGTAGTAGTTTGTTTAACTTTTGTGCTGATATACCGTAGTCTGCCGCGATTTGAGTTGTAGCTAATGTGCCAGTTGATTTTAAGATTTCATCAACATAATCTGCTTTGGGTTTTAGCTCTCCGATTTCTTGTTGTAAAAGTAAGTTTTGCTCTTTTTCTTTCTTATACTCAGTCAACACTGTAATGATGTAGTCTGGATCTTTTAATGTTTGTTCAATTACATTGTCTGTTGCGTAGATACCGTGTTTGCGAATAGCTGGTAGGACATCTGATGTTACCCAGCGTTTGAATTTTCTAGCGGTTTCTCTAATTTTTTCGTTTTTGCTTTGTTTAGAAGCATCGAAGATTAGACTGTATAATCCTGATTCGTTGATAATGATCATATTTCTGTTTTGACCTGATGCACTAAATTGGTGCGTCAGCTTGTCCTCGCTATCAACATGATTTCTAATGGCATTGTCTGATCTTGCATATCCTAAAATCTCAGCAATATCTTTTCCTACAAAATAAGGTTCGTTTTCAATTTCTACTGTTCTTACTGGTAGCTCTTTAAAATTAAATGTTTGTAATGCTTGCATTGTTCGTTCCTCCTTTTAAGATGTTTGTTTTTCTTTTTCTTTAAATGCTAAAATAATTGATTTCTTTTTATCATTCGTAAATACGAAATTTTCGTATTCATTACCTAAAAAAATATCATCATATTTAACATTAAAAGCACTCATATACTTAGAAAGTAAACTATCTTTAATGTTTGTAGAGTCTTTTTCCATATTTTGAATTGTACGTGATGAGACCTTAAATAAATTTCCTAACTCTTCTTGAGTCAATCCGTAATCAGTCCTCAACTCTTTTAATGTTTTCATGTTGTCACCGCCTTTCGGTAAACCTAATATAATACGAAATTTTCGTATTGTCAACATTAAATACGTTTTTTTCGTAAAAAACTTTACTATGGTATGAAATTTTCGTATAATAAGAAAAAAAGGAGGTAAGTAATATGAACAAAGAAAGAAATATAATTATAGCCAAAAACATTAGAAAATTTCTCAACGATTCAAATATGTCTCAAAAGAAACTTGCTGAACTCATTAACATAAAACCATCTACTTTAAGCGATTATTTAAATTTACGTTCCAACCCCTCTCACGGAGTTATACAAAGGATAGCTGATGTTTTCGAGGTTGGTAAAAGCGACATAGATACTACATACAAAGACGATAACGACATCACTTCCATATACAACAAACTCACACCTCCCCGCCAAAAAAACGTACTTAACTATGCAAATGAACAATTGGAAGAACAGAATTCTAAAGGAGATAACGTTGTAGATATTAATTCATATAAACAGGAGAAAACTCCAGTTAACGTCAATGGTTGCGTCTCTGCTGGTGTAGGAGAACGTTTACACGATGAAACGCTATTTACTGAAATGGTTAAAGGACCTATCCCCACACACGATTTAGCGTTAAAAGTAAATGGTGATTCTATGGAACCTATGTTTAAAGACGGTGAAATTATATTCGTAGAGAAAACTCACAATATAAAGAATGGACAAATTGGTATATTCATCATTGAAGAAGAAGCGTACGTTAAGAAAGTCTTTGTTGAAGATGATAGATTGACTCTAGTTTCACTAAATAAAGAATACGATGATCTACACTTTTACAGGAACGAAAGTGTGAGGTTAATTGGAAAAGTTATTTTATAGGAGGTAGTAAAATGAATTTAAAAGAAGTTGACATTAACATTGAAGAGTGGGAAATGGTTGAAATCCCCTTTTATACAGAAGAAGAACTGACTTATAGGTTGAATAATGGTTTACCTATAACTAAAAGTGAACTTGAAGAACAGGAGTCGAAAAAATGAGTACTTATAAAGAAATTGAACACTTACACATCAATACTGGTGGTAAAGAGCTTACTCAAGAACAAATAGAAGAAGCCAAAGCTTTTATAGACAGTCAAGGATTTAAAGATATGATTCGAGAAGCTAAAGAGTCACGTCAAAGAGTTAAGGAGTCTAAAATTACCGATAGAACTAAAATGTGATTAATAGCGCCTATATGGTGTTTTAATATAAAAAGTAAACAAAGGAGAAATTAAAATGAAAAGATTATTAGGTTTACTATTAGCAAGTACGTTGGTGTTAGGTGCTTGTGGTAGTAACGATACAGACAAAAAAGAAGAAAGTAAAAAAACAGAAACAAAGAAAGAGAACAAAGATAAAAAGAAAGAAACTAAAGAAAAAGCAGAAGCGAAAAAAGAAAATGCTAATCAAAACAATAACAATAATCAAGTAAACAACGAGAACAACACAAATCTCGACAACAACATACAAAATAATAGACCTTTAACTAAAGACGAAATATCACAAAGAGTAAAAAATGGTCACAATGTTAACGGCATGGTAGATGCAGATGGTAATACTTGGTACCAAGCACAAGGCGCAGGTGACGTTATAGGTTACACAAAACCTGATGGTACACAATGCACAGTTGGTGGTTGTGTCACACCTCAGCAACAAGAACAAATAAACGAAGCTAATTATAAAGAGATGGAAAAATATGGGTATTCTCGTGAAAAATACGATGAAATTCAAAAAGAATCTTCTAAACTTCAACAACAAAAAGAAAATGGAGAAATAACTACCGAAGAATTTACTAATAGGTATATAGAATTATACGACTAAGTATCTTACAATCAATTAATTGCATTGTGATTAATAACGTATATTTAGCGCTTTAATATAAATATAAACAAAGGAGAAATTGACATGAAAAAAGCAATCTTAACTTTAAGTCTTATATTTATTACCTACTACCTCACTTTTAAATATATGTGGATTAAAGAATTGAAGTATTAATCATGCTTATTTGAAAAAGACGTCTATTTCAGCAGTGTTTGAAAGGAAGTTTATAATGAAAATAAAAAATTGCAAAATAAAAAAAGAAACTATAGTATATGAAGTTTTAACTAGTGGTAATCAACCATTCACTTATGAGTTACCTAAAGATTTATCGTCACATAATGCGCGTAAATACTTGGAATTTATTTCACAAAAATTAGATGGCGATAAGTTAACCAAAGAAGATTCATTATGATTTTACTAAACAAAAAACGCCTACTAGTGTGAAAACGTATTGATTAATAGCGCCTATGTGGCGCTTTAATATATAAAGTAAGCAAAGGAGAAATGAAAATGAAAAAAGTAAGTGTTATAATGCCAACATTCAATAACGGCGAAAAATTACATAGAACCATTAGTTCTGTATTAAATCAAACAATGAAGAGTACTGATTACGAATTAATTATTATTGATGATCATTCAAATGACAATGGTGAGACTTTGAATGTTATAAAAAAATATAAAGGATTAGTTCGTTTTAAACAATTAAAAAAGAATAGTGGAAATGCTAGCGTACCTAGAAATACAGGCTTAAAAATGAGCAAAGCTGAATATGTATTCTTTTTAGATTCTGATGATTTACTTCACGAAAGAGCACTAGAAGATTTATATAATTACGGCAAAGAAAATAATAGCGATTTAATAATTGGAAAATATGGAGTTGAAGGTAAAGGAAGAAGTGTTCCTAAAGCTATATTTGAGAAAGGAAATGTAGCGAAAGCTGATATTATTGATAATAGTATTTTTTATGCTTTATCAGTACTAAAAATGTTTAAAAAAAGTGTTATAGATAAAAACAAGATAAAATTCAAAACATTCTCTAAAACTGCTGAAGACCAATTATTTACTATAGAATTTTTGATGAATTCGAAAAATTACTCGATAAAAACCGACTATGAATACTATATTGTAGTCAACGATTTCGAGTCTAGCAATCATTTGTCAGTAAATAAAAGTACAGGAAATCAATATTTTGCTACTATAAACGAAATTTATAAAGCTATTTATAAAAGTCCAATTTATAAAAACCAAGAAAAAAGACACCAACTTGCCGGGAAGTATACAACTAGACTTTTAAGACACGGTCAGAAAAAGAATTTTGCAAATAGTAAAATGAAATATGAAGATAAAATCGAATGGTTAAACAACTTTTCTAAAACAATTAATAAAGTACCTAGAGACTCAGATAAATATGTCACACAAATATTCAACTTAAAATTAGAAGCAATAAGACAAAACGATTTATTAGCTGCGATGATTGCAGATAAGCTATTATAGGAGGAAAACAATGGAAAACTTTAATTATAATAACAGAAAAAAACTTGTTCTTGAAAATGTTGATATAGATAAAGTAAAAGAAGTATACAAAGATTATGAATTACTTAATTATACAATAAAAAACCAAACACTTTACATGAACGATTATGAAGTTGCTAAAGTTTCTGAAAAACATCTAAACGAAAATATTAATAATCTAAGAGGCACGGTTAATCTAGACGAAAAATGTATTTTGTCACTAACCTATCTATAATGCGAAATTTCGGGTAGCTCGCCTACCCTTATTATTTTTTGCCAATTTTGAGGAGGGAACACATGAAAACACGTTGTTACGATGGTAAAAAATGGCAATATGAGTTTAAGCATGAAGGAAAAAGATACCGTAAGAAAGGTTTTAGAACAAAGCGTGAAGCTAATTCTGCTGGACTAGACAAGTTAAATGAGTTAAGAAGTGGTTTTAATATAGATAACTATATAACTCTTGAAGAATACTTCGAAAATTGGATTAAAACGTATAAACAACCTGTTGTTAAAGAAAATACCTACCGTCATTATAGAAATGCATTACAACATATACAAAAACATAAAATAGGTAAAATGGAGTTATCAAAGATAAATAGACAAGTTTATCAGAAATTCATAAACGACTATTCAAAAGAACACGCAAAAGAAACTATAAGAAAAACAAACGGTGCTATTCGGTCAGCTTTAGATGACGCATTATATGATGGACTTATTTTTAAAAACCCCGCTTATAAAGTTAATTATAAAGCCGGAAAACCTACGAAGTCAGAACAAGAAAAATTCATCTCGGTAACTGAATATGAAATACTAAAAGATCACGTCAGAAAGAAGAGAACTCGTTCATCATTAGCGCTATTCATAATGATTTGTACGGGTTGTCGTGTCAGTGGTGCAAGAAATATAAAGATTGAGCATATCAACCAAGTGAAAAACACTATATTTATTGACGAGCGAAAAACCGATACTTCCCCTAGATATATCAGTATCGCTAAATCTGATATGAAACACATTATGGACGTCATAAGTACATTTGCAATTAGCTATGATGGTTACATTTTCAAAGAAGCCGGATCTATAATTAACCTTCAGGCTATCAATAATGCTTTGAAATCAGCCTGTAGAGTCAATAATATACCAATTATTACATCGCACGCATTAAGACACACTCATTGTTCTTATTTACTAGCAAAAGGTGTATCTATACATTACATTTCTAAAAGATTAGGTCATAAAAATATAGCAATAACTACATCCGTGTATTCTCATTTGTTAGAAGAAAAATTTAATGAAGAGGACAAAAAAACAACTAAAATTTTAGAAAGTATGTAATTTAGGGACCCATTAGGGACTCCAAACCCAATAAATACTGTTGTTACAAGGTTTCTATGTATCCAAACTGTACTAGCGATATGAGAAGCTCTCAAACCACCATTTCCAACTTTATGAATAACCACGCCTTTATTACCTTTATATGCGTATGAGCCTACGAATGTTACTGTTCCACTTACAATTTCGATGTTGATTGTGTGTTTGCCTAAGCTAGTTGTTATTGGTGTAACTTCTTGTGATGTTGCATCAACATTTATCCATTCATTACCGTCGATGTTGTAGCGCCATTGACCTGTGTTAAGTGTATGAACCTCATAATAGTCAACGTCTTCCGCAAAAGTAACTTTGATACTGTCGCCTGTTGTGCTACTTTCAATCATAGCGCTGTCTATTCCTTTAGACTGCGAAATATTACCTAATCCCTCATCATACTGCGTCCAGTTGCCTGTTGTGCTAACAGTTACAGAGCCGTTTCCAACATGATTATTAGCTAATCCGACAAACCCTATACCACCATCGCCATACAACTTTGTCATTCTGTCTCTTAATGGTAATGTCAAACGGTCTCCCGCTTTGAATTCACCCCCTTGCACCCAACTATCGCCAATGATAGTTATTTCAGTCCTAGTATTTGCATTGGGGTCGAAAAGTTTACTTATTTCAGCGGTATATGTTTGTAAGTTACATTTACCGTAACTGTCTGGATATTCTTTATCTTTATTAGCTGAAAAACTTGATACCTCTAAATATTTGCTAGGTATATAGCGTTTATACTCTATAAAATTCTTTGGCAGACTGTCGCCTTTTACAATCATTGTTCCGTTGGTTGCGCTAGTTGTTGCAGATATTCTTATAAAAATAGCGTTACTAGGAACTGTAATTGTATTTGTTGATGTCGTGCTAGTTTTGATAAAGTTTTTGTTTGTATCATAAAAAGCGTATAAGTTGTTAGTATTATTTTTAGATAGAGATGTAGCACCTGTGATATCGATGAAATTACTTGATACGTAATTCGCATTTGTACTTAACGCACCTGTTGTAGGATTAACATAAACGCCAGCAGTAACATCACTAGGGTTAAATAAATTTGACGAACTTTCTGAAAAACTCAACTTATCAATTGAAATCGTGTTGTTTTTAACATTTTCATTTACTACACTTTCGGATTTTAAATTGATGTCTAATTGAGGCAAGTTTAATTTGAAAGGTTCATAACCAGTATATTTATCGTTTTTTTCGATTTGATACACTTTGTAATTATATGTGTCTACACCCTCTTTAATGCTTGTTGCTTTAATGTAGTGTGCGTTTGTAGGCGTGGTAAAAGTCCTAGTGCCTTTTGGATTTGTGACACGCGCTAATCCAGATATAAACGTTTTGTTGATATCGTAAAAAGCGATTGGGTCTGCATAATTTTGCGTGTATACCGTATTAGGAGCTACCGGCAAAAATTTACTTGTTACATAATAAGCGCTATCACTTACTATTCCTGTTGTGTTGCTAACAATCCTACCTACTTCAATATCGGTAGTATCAAAAATGTTCTTACCAGTTTTGATAAAATCCGTTTTGTTATAAGTAACGGCATTATCTTTAATAATGTTTTCGCCAGCTTCTCCCTTTAACGCATCTCGTTGTTCTTGAGTTAAATTTTCAAACCTTATAACACCCTCAGCACCTCGTTCGCCAGCTTCTCCTTTTTCCCCACGTTCGCCACGCTCGCCCTTAAACTTGTCTGCATTGTCAGCGATGTATTGCTTAGCAGTTGTGTTTAATGTTTCTTTGAAGTCGTCTCCTAATAATTCACTAGCGCTTGTACGGATAATTCTTTTTACAGTGTCCTCAACTAATGTGATAGACACCTCTTTTTGCACTGCGTCGTCTATACCGCTATCGATAATGTAGAAATGGAAGTTTGCGACGTGTATTCTTTCGTGGTCATTCTCTAGAAACAACTTACAACGCACCATACCGACGTGTTTAATAACGTTTTTGGGTATCTTGTAGGTAAGGAACCCTTTTACATTATCGTCGATTAAAACGGGCTCATTTTTGAATATAGAACCGTCTTCCAAGAATAGATGTAACTTAGGTGTCAAATTGCTTTCTTTGAAGTTGATTCTACCTTTTTCGTCGTTGATACCGATTCTGACATAAGCTGTGTTTTCGTCTTCTGTGTAGAAGCGACAACCGATGTCGCCGATATCAACAGTTTTGTTATTTATTCGCGTTTCAATGTCTTTTATTTTGTACATTTACACACCTCTTTATTTATATTTATCCCTTGTAAAGTAGATACCTTTTAAGCCGATTTGTTTATATAGCTTAGCGATTGTACTTGCTTGATGTTGGCACCACTCTATAGCAGTAGCGTATTGGTGTGTAGCTGGATTCTTAGGATTCCATCTGATTCTGTACAGTGTATTCTGTCCTTTGTTGATGTAATCCTTTCTTACGAAGCTAGCACCTCCCATAATTGCTTTTGCTGGAGTTGTCCAACCTTTATTTTTAGCGAACGTCATTGCGTAGTTTGGATTATTGTCATAAGCACCGATACCAAAGTAGTTGTATACCCCATCTTTTCCGTTAGCGAAGTAACTAGTGCCATAACCACTCTCTAAAAATGCGTGCGCGATTAAATATATTTCGTTAATGTTGTTTTTCTTACAAGCTTCTGCGAACGCTTTACCTTGATTATTCAATGTCCCCTTACCTTTAAGTATCTTATTAAGCGAACTAACTGAAACGCCTTGATACTTGCCTAAATTAAGCATTTGGTAGCACTGCGTATTACTTTCCCATATTCGTTTAACATTCATTGCTGAACTCGTTTGTGCTCGTGTAGCGTTAGCCCAACCCCAAGCATTAGATTTTTTCGGGTTACCTCTTGCCATTTGTTTATCCAGTGCTTGTTTGAATGTATAAGGACTCGTTTCTGTTATGATCTGCGGTTGTTTAGATGCCGAGCCATTATTAGCTGTTGGTGATGAGTCTCTTACATTCGCTATATCAGCGTTTTTATTATCTACCATAACTTTTATTCTAGATTTTGTTACTGTTGGTTTAGTTATAGAATTTAATAATTTTTCTCTGTTTTTAAATATATTAAGTAATGCCTTTTCTAATGCTTCGTATTTATCTTTAGGGGGAACACCGTTGTCAATCATATTCCAATTAACATGTTCCAACATCGAACGCCAAATGCTGTCGTCTACTTTTAAATTTTCAATACTTAGAGGTATCTCATATTTGGCCATCATATCTACAGCTACAACCATTGCGTGAATCTCATTAAAAATAAATTCATTTTTACTCGCACTATAATCTTCACATACGTCTATAACTATATAATCAGGTTCATTAGGAATCTCAAATACCGCTCTTCTAGGAGCCCAAATATTATGTCTATCTACATAAAAGTGGGGATATTCCACATCTTGTTTGTATTTCTTCCTACTGTTATATAAATTTTCTACTGAACTCATTGTTTGAGCATTTCTAATCATTATTCCTTTAGGTTTTTCGAGTCGTCGATTACCCTCTACTATAAAATGATAAATATATTCTGGATAATTAACTTCTTGGCTAGAAATTGTGTACTTTATAGTTGTTACATCTTTCCAAATCGGAACTTTTTTATTATTTTTTTCGTTATTATCACTGTCGTCTTCGGGTTTAGGTGCCGGCGTAGATTTCTCCGGATGATATGGTGGTCTAACAAAATATTTAACTCCTCCACCTGGTCCATCATGATAAGAGTGTTTGATTTTATACGGCGGACTTCCTGTTGCATTATTTGTATACCAGTTTTGATCCACACCATACCAATAGTCTTTTGTGCATGGCCCTACTACAATGTTCACATGACCTGCCCAACCACCAGTCCAAACACCCCAGTCGCCTGGTTGTGGTACAAAGTCTTTTGTATTTCTAATTATCTTGAAATCTCTACCTCTATAATTAGATTTCTGAGCCATAGCATCAGCATTTCCCCATGTTCTAAATCCCCAATATTTATCGAGTAAATAATTAGGTAAATCCCAGCATTGTGCTCCCATTCCAGAACCAGGTACATCAATAGCTATTTTGTTTTTAGCGATATATAACGCCCATTCAACCACTTCACTAGCTGTGGGCTTTCTATTTTTCGGATTAGGTAATCCCATGTATGCACCTCATTTCAATCAAAATAAAAAGCCAGTGCCGAAGCACTGACTCTTAACTGTTATTTACATTTACCAAACCAGAAGCACGCCCAGAAGCTATATCCTAAAATCCCTTTAAGCATGGTAATCACCTCCTTTAAATACCAAAAATAGTTCTTAGTAAAGCTATGACAATCGTACTGAAGATAGTCCCTATCAAACCGAGAATCCACATTTTCATATCGCGTATATTTTTGTCGTTTTCTTTCTTATTTTTTTCGTCTATCTGTCTTTCCCTCTGGATAGCATCTAAAGTTTTATCTAATTTAATGTTAACTTGCTCTTGAGTTTTTTGACCTAATTTAATCTCATTGAGAGTGCTAAGCATTGTTTTATCATTCTCTTCTAATCTTCTAATTCGCCATTCATGTTCGTGCCGTTTGGTAAATCCAAACATTACGCCACCTACTTTGTGTTAAATTAAAAAGCCTCAAGCATTACACCTGTGACTTTTCATCTTTTGCCTCTGGATATTTTTCACCAGTGATCAATGCATATTCTTCTTTGTCGATTACACCCATGTCTACGTACCACTTAATTTGCTCATTTTTATAGCAACCCCACACATAAAAAGTTTTAATGTCTTTAAAAGTTGGATAAATCATCTTCATCATTTAAACGTCCCCCTCAGTATTTGTTTTGTTAGTTTTCAGTTCGGTCAACTGTTGTGTTAACATAGCGTTTTGTTGCGTCAATTGCATTGTCAACATGTTCACTTGCGTCATCTGCATTTGCATACTTGCAACCATTCCACGAAGTTCTTCATCACTCAAATCTGATTCACTTTGTTGTTTTGATGCATTCGGTACGTCTTCTTTTTCGAAATTGCTATTGTATTTGATTTCGCCGTTAGTGAAAACAAACTTTCTAGGTTCGAACTCTTCTTTAAATTTGATAGGCACATTGTTATCGTCTACATCTAAACTATTGCGTAATCCGCCAGTATTAACGTATCCGATAACCTCGTTTTTATCGTTTACTGTGATTTTCATTATTTCCACCCCATAATTTTGTTTATAGTGACTTTGTTTGCGTTAGCTCCGGAACCTGTAGTTTTACCTAAATCAAAGTACACATCATTGTCAATTCTCAAGGTTGTGCCGCTCGTTTTAGTTAGTAAACATTCATAAATACCGCCACCGTTGCCATCTGCGTCAACTACATTCGCTTTACTTAATTGAATCGCGTTAGGTAATGCGGTTAGCCCGAATCCCTCAATAACGCCACCTGGATAAGTTCCACTTACTAATAAAATAGAATAGTTTGTGTATGGTTCGGTTAGATTGATTGTTGTACCTACACCACTTGCAGCACCGTCAAATAAAACTGAGGTTTTGTGCTCGTTTGGAACTGTCCATTGCGAATCGAGTTTGCCATTTATAATAGATCTTGTGTAAACTCTTTTAGAATTCGAGGGAGTAAAGTTAAACAACTTATTTGTTTCATCTTTAACGAACACAGATAGATATCCCTCATAACTTTCAACGCCACTTGGTAAATCCGGCACTCTGGTTGCATAGTAATTACCAGCAATTAAAGATCCCAAATCGCCTTGCGCATTATTCAAGTTAACTTGTATTGATTGACCGTTTGCCTCTGTCATCTTATGTTGTTGCCAGCTCGTTGTTCCGAATTTATCATCTACATACTGCTTAGCTTGATTTAAAGCATTGTTAGAAGTTTCTTCAACAAATTTCTTCGTTAATTCTTCGTCAACTTTTTTATAGAACTGATACCATGTGCCACCGATTTTATATTTTGTGTACTCATCATTTGAATCGTCTGGATACCATGTTGCACGTGCCGTACTATCATCAACAACATAGACAACTAACAAACCTGATTTCCCTAAAGTATTCGTAGTTGCTGAAACTTCAGAACCATCATCAACGCCATCTTCTTTAGGCGTCTCTAAAGTGCCTATATCTTTAAATGTTGGCGCATCTGTTGCGCTAGTGATATGAATAATCCTAGATGTATTAATTGCGCTTAAAACGCTATCTATGGACTGTTCAGACGATTCAATTGCTTTGCCATAATCATCAGTAATTTTAGACTTTTGCCAATTAACTGTTGAGTTGCCTTTGACGAGGTCGGCGCCATTAATTTGTTGCTCAACTTCATTGACACGCGCAAATATCGTTTGCTCCTTTTCAACTATTTTATTGAATTCAGCTGTAACAGCTTGTGTTGCACTATTTTGCGTCGCAGTAATAGCTTGTATAGCTTCGTTTTGTTTGATTTCGATTTGTTGAATACCTTTTGTCGCACTATCATTCACTTTTGCTATTAACGTTTGTGTATCAGCCATATTTTGCTTTAATTGGTTAAAGTCTTTACCGACAGCTTCGATAGTATCTTGAATAGATTTGATATAAACAAGCTTTGTTATGCCATCAAACCCACTAACTAAATCATTTTCAATATTGAAGCTAAATTGACGTTCAACAACAACATTATTACTCCCGTTTTGTGTAAAGAATGCCTGAGCATGGACCTTACCCGAATGTTTTAAAAATTCATTCGGTATCACATACTGCAAACGCCCATTAATTGCATCTACTATCGTTAATTCGTCTGAAATATAAGCGCCTCTATCTACGTTATAATCATCGGTTTTTAACACGATAGACGTTTTAACATGTTCAGAACTTATAGATAACGGTCTGTTATTCTTAGTTACCGAAAAATTTAAAACACCAGTTCCTCTATCTGATTCATAGAAACTGATGTTTGTATCAATAACAGGATTATATTGTGATGTTGTTTGTAACTCGATTAAGTTATCATCTTTCGAAAAATTATCTACTACCATTATACAACCTCCTTACCTTCAAATAAACTCCACTTACTAGTGCCACCAGATCCGAAGTTTCTAAGTAAAAACTGATGAGCAGATGCAAAGTTATTACGTCTTAACACTTGTGTTGTGTTGCCTGGTGTATTCGATTTTACTTCTAACACCCAACCTGCAATTCCTTTATAGTCTTTCGGGAAGTCGGTAAAGCGTTTTGATTCTTCAGCCGTGATATAGAAGTCTAGGCCAACGATTTTCAAGTCGGATAGTTTTGTGATGCTCTTAGGTATGTGTTCCCAATATCCAGCACTCTGCGGGTTAAAGTTCCATGAGCCGTTGTTTTTCTTGTTAAAGATGTCGATAACACGCTCAAATTTGAGCATATTTCTACCCGTACTGTTTCTAGTAAGCACCTGTCTTACCGCACCGTTATAATGTCCAGGTAGTACATCGAAGAACCAACCTGCATCTCTGAATTCTTTAGGTAATGCGAAATCTAGGGCATTTTGAGTATCTTGAGAGTATAAGTAGTAGTTACCAATCTCAGTAACATCACTTAGATACGCTGGGTTTTGTACTGGTAATGGTTTAACACGTCCACCTGAATCAGTCATTGATACTTGAGGTGCGATGTTTTTTAAGAATTGGTTTACACCCCTTTGACCGATAGAATAGATTGAATGATGTCTGTTGTTACCTGGTCCAATGGTTACCCCTATTAAAAGTGCTTTACGTCCTGTTTCTAGATCGTAATACATATCTAGGCCCTCAGCTTCTTGGAAGTCTCCTTTAAAGTTATTATTCACACCGCCTATATCGATACGACGTTTAAATAACAATTCTTTCGTTTTGATATCGAAGCCTTGTAAGTAGTTAGGGTTGGCTGTATTCGAATCACCTGTATACCAATATAAGATACCTGCATCATAAGCAATACCCTGCATAGGTTGCGTTAATGAAGAATATTCCATTGGTATATCCATTTGATACAAAATTTTGTCTATACCTTTGTCGATATCGTCAGCGCTTCTAACTTCAATGAAATTCAATGAATTCTTAGCTTGTTGTTCAGAAGCTTTATATTCACGTCTAAAAATCATTAAGTTTTCTACTGGATTATAAATTGCTGACGTATATCTATCGTTAAATACATTTGGCATGACGTCTTGCATTTCATTGCCGTACGTTATCTCTCCAGTTCTATATTTAAAGCGTACAAACTTATTATTTCCGTTACCGTCTAACACTGCTGAATAAATCCATAACTCATTATCAATGTATCTATACGCATTGTGTGTACCATGACCGCCATTTTTAACGAGTAATCTATCAATAAATTGGCCATTAGGTTTTAACCTAGACAACATGTAATGATTGCCTGGACGCGCTTGTGTCATATAAATGATTTTCGTTCTAGGGTCTACCCAAAATGATTGCATTACTGCGTTAGTATATGGCGATAAATCTGTGATGAATTCCGGTTCTTGCTCTTTCGGTTCGAATCGATATTCAGTTGCTCGATATTCTTTGTAATGTTCATCTACAGCTTTCTCAACCTTTTTAGTGAAAGCGTCTAGTGTTGAATAATCATGATACAAACGATCTTGTAATGTCTTATGACCATAACCAGTATTATCAACACGTGCGTCTGTCACTTCGTTAATACCGTCGCCGTTATGACCTAGTACCATGTTGCTAAATCGACCGTTTAAATATGTTAAAAAGTCAGAGACGCTACTTGTAACATTTAAATGTTCATACTTTATTTGCTCTCCATTATGTGCAAATACCTCTTTATTTCTATGATATTCAAGAGAGAAATTAAAATCAGTCAGCATGTCTGAAATAAGCTTGAAATTATACTCATTTTCATCTACATATCTGTAATCGAAAACTCTACTTAAGTCTGTAATTAATTTGTTATCCATGTCTTCCTCCTTTTCTATCCGTAAAACTGGTAATAATTTTTAATAAGTTCGTACATAATAACTTCATGACCCCTCTCGTTCGGATGCAATCCGTCTGGCATACTTGATTTTCTGAACGCTGGATTATATGGCTTAAAATAATCTGTATGATAGGCATCATATACTGGTACATCCAATTCACTACAAGCCAATATCTGAGCATTGACATAATCCTCTAAAGTTAACCCTAGTTTGTTTTTGTCCGTATCTTTACGGCGTATCGTTGTACCACTCATAGGGCATTGCCTAGTAGCTGTCATTACAAGTATTTTTGAAGCTGGATTATTTTTCCTGATAACTTCAATTGCAGAACAAAAGGCGCCGTAAAACGTTTTAGTGTCGGTTTTATCAGTGCCTATCGGTACGCCTGCCCAATAACCATGTAACCAGTCATCATCTGTACCTTGTAATATGATTAGGTCTCCTCTTATTTGCTCTGCTTGTCTATAAATGCTGTTTTCTACCGCTTCTTTACCTATTGGAACTGTTGCCATTGTTGCACCACCTCTTGCAAGGTTGGTCGTTTTAGCTTTTAACTTCTTGCCTAACATTTCTGTGAAATTAGTTTTCGCATGTGATCCTCTAGCTACAGAATCGCCAATCGTTCCAATCGTTTTTACATCTTTAATGTTTGATTTATCTATAAAATCGTGAACGATAGTGCCATCTGATGTAGTTACAGTTTTGGAGCTTACTTTCTGTTGTTTATCTTCAATCAAATCAGTTCTACTCATCAAATCGAGTGTTGATTTAGCTATTGATGCAACTTTAGATTTTAAGTTTTCTGCCGCTTTACTAGGATTGGAAAGATTAACGTCATTTAATCCAGAAACATAGTTAGCTGCAGTATTAACTTTTTTCATATATCGTTGTTCTCGATTAAACTCACCAAGCGTTACATCTTGCTTAACAATTACATTGTTTATACCCCTAACCGTTTTAACTTGTACTATACGAACTAAATCATTCAAACCTAGTTTGGTAGATTTTATTTGTACTATGTCTCCGGGTTGTGGGTCTGCTTCTGGATATGATTCTCTTAAGACCAAAAAATCTAAAGACAAAGATTGTTTTAAAGACTTTTTTAATCTTGATTGTAATTCTTTATCCATAGTTTCTTGGTCAGTCACTTTACCATCTTTAAATGGTTCTGCGTGGATATCGCCGTATATTTCAGCTAATGCACTTCTAGCTTCCATTACTAGTCCAGCATGTTCGAATGTTTCTTCACCTGAATAACTCCCGTAACCTCTAATGAAGGTGGCGAAATCACTTGCATCTTCCTCGAGTTTTATAGCGTTGGCGTTGACTTCGTCAGAAATAAAATAAGACGCTTTTTGATTTGCAAAAGGCGTCAATACAAATTTATATCTGTCTTTCTTTTTGTCATATGTGATCTTATATTCTAATCCAAAATGTTCTAAACCTTTTTTAAACATTTCTAACCTTGTGTCACCTTCACCGCCGTTTTCAAACTTTGAAGACTTAACTTTACCCTCGACTTCAAAAATCATTCCAGTACCTTGGAACACAATGTTAAAATATCTTTCTACTGTAAAAGAACCTGTTACATTGACATAAATTCTATCAATCATTAACTTGTCTATAGGAATCTCTCTAGCAGTACATTCAACAAGTTGTCTGTCGCCTTCTGATTTCCTATCAATGACAGTTATTACATATTCTTTTTTGTCATTTTCACCTTCGACATGACTAACAATCCATCTTTTCCCTATAGCGTTAATAACTTCATAAGTGTATTTGTTTTCGAGAATATCAAAAGTTAATACACCGTCAGCATTAACTTTTTTCACTAAAGTTGTTTCTACTGGTACAGGTGCGCCATTGCCTTTCGGTGGTCTTACAATTATTGTCATTCTGACACCTACTTATAATAAAATTTCAAATCAAACTGTACCTTTTGGACTGTTTGGTTAAATTCGAATTTATTCGCTCCATATTTAAACTTAGGTTGAGCTATATTTGTTTCAGTACTTATTTCAACACCATTTTTATAAACTCGGAAGCTATCATAAACAATTTTGTCTCCAGCTTTTAGTTTGATACCTTCGATTTTCATTATTTCAGCATGCGTTAAGTTCCATACAAACGATTCTGTATCTTCGCCTAAAATAATTGTTATCTTTTTATACATGTTGAATTGGTCGTTTGGAGCACTACCGTGATAGTAAACTGTATCTTTGCTAACGTTTTCAAATGTATACTGGCGCTTATCCCCGCCTGCATGCCAATCAATATTAAAATCAAACGACCACAATCCAACCTTTTTGTTTTCTTCTAGCTCTAGGCTCGTTCCAATACTTTCACCGTATGGTAATTCTGTAGTTTCGAATTTTAGTTCAAAAGAAACTTTATTACCTTTTTGTTTAGGGTTTATAACTCCGTTAAAAACAACTTTATACTGCTTACCATTTACATAAATTTGTTGATCGTGTCTTGAATATTCATAATCCGGGAAGTTGTTTTTATCTAATTTCACGTAATCATCAGAAGTTGGTTGAGTAAACCTGTAATTCAACTCTTCTTTTCTTCTGATTTCTCGTAAATACATTGGTTCTATATCAGTAGTTAACGAATACAACATATCTCGCATATAAGCAATGTCTGAACGATTTTTTACTTTACAAAAACAAGGAACAACTATATCTCTACTGATATAATTGCTCCCCATTAATATGCGACCATTCATATTTTCTTTGTCTTGATACTTTGTGTTGATTTGCATGCTATCAATTACTATATCGTTAACGATAAACCCGTATTCACTTAGTTTGATTACAGTACCATCTTTTTTAGTTAATTCTATGTCCATTTGTAACCTCCTTTACAAGTAATACTCAGAATTGCGTTTAGCATTTCTGCCGTTAACAATACTAGTAAGTGCGTCGTTATTAATATCAAGTTCAACTTTTACAGTTTTCATGTTTGGCGATGTTTCAATTGAATGTGTGTGTTGGACTTGTGCGTTGATATTGCCACCAAGATTACTTAAGTTACCAGTAATACTAGAAATGTCAGGTGCATTTAACGTAGGTTGAAATGCATCAACTACTTTATCAGCAACATTAGAAACGTTACGAATAACTTTACTTGAATGATTATCTATACCTTTAACGAAACCTAGCATTGAATACATACCAACATCCATGAATTCACGTGAAGGCGAGTGAATACCCAAAGCACTTTTAGCTGCATCTAAAGCTTTCTTAGCAACATTTTTGGCCGCATCTACTAATTGGCCAGCCATTTGGCCAATACCTCTAATTAAACCACGAATCATATCGGCACCTGCTGACACAAAATCTCCTATAAAGCTTTTTATTTTATTTACTGCATTTGTCATACCTTGACTAACTTTGTTTACAACATTGACGAATCCTTGAATAACTCTATTAACAAAGTTAATTAGCGTACTTGTTATAGTAGATACCCATTGCATACCTTTAGTGACAATGAAGTTCCAAGCTTGAGACATTTTGTCTGAGATAGTTGATACAACTTGTGTGAATATACTTACTACTTTGTTCCAAATAGTTGTTAATATACCAGATAAGAAACTCCAAATCGTATTCCAGATATTAGAAATGAAACTCCATGCCGCTTGTAACGCAGTAGATATAGCTGTAGTAATAGTGTTCCATACTGTCGTTGCTACGCTAACTATTGTGTTCCACAACGTTTGTAAAAACACCCAAATAGCATTCCAAATTGTCATTGCGATAGTCATGATTGTTGTAAACACAGTAGTTATTACAGCGACTAACAAATTCCAAACCGTAGTAGCGATTGTAATTATCGTGTTCCAGATCGTACTTAAGAACGTCCAAATAGCTGTCCATATCGTCATAACTATTGTCATTATCGTCGTGAAAACAGTTGTAATGATTGTAACTAAAAGGTTCCATACTGTTGTAGCAATAGCGATAATTCCATTCCATAGCCCTTGCAAATAAGCAACTATTTGATTCCAAATAATCATTATGAAATTGTATACATTTGATACCGCTGTAGTGATAGCTTTTAAAATAGCATTCCATACAACCGAAGCTACAGTTTTCAACACATTCCAAACTGTAACCATAAACGTTTTTATAGCATTCCAAGCATTTATAATAAAGTTTCTAAAACCTTCGTTTTTATTCCATAACAAAACAAATATAGCTATTAAAGCAGCGATTACACCAATAACTATTGTTATTGGACCACCTAAAATACCAAACACAGTTACTAGTCCTGTGATAGCATTTCTAATTAATCCAATCTTACCGAATAACAATTGGAATATAGCTGTAACTAATTTTATTGGACCTTTTAATGATGCCATTGCCTTACTTAATACTAAAGTTCCTGTTTTAGCCCAACCAAACTTAGTTACTAATGTGACTAATCTTGCTGCTAATGGCCCCAGAAAATCCATTACCGCTAATATTGGAGCAATTAAAAATCTAAATGCACCAACTAAAGTTATAATGATACCAACTAATTGCGCTGTAGCTGGATGCGCTTCAAATAAGTTAGCTATCCAACCGGTTATTGCAACTGCAACACGTAAAACCGCGCTAGCTATAGGAGCCATTGCTGTAGCGAATGCAACCAATCCTCTTGCGATGTTTCCAATCAATTGCATTATTAGTGGTCCATTAGTTTGTATATAGCTAACAAAGTCTTTAAACCCTTGTGATTTCCCGACAGATTCTGACCATTCTCTGAATTTAGCAGTCATTTGTTCGAGAGATTGGAAGATTCCAGTTGATGATCCACTGAATGCATTCATCAAATTGTTAATTCCAGCGAAAACATTTTTGAAAATATTACCAATGATAGGTAGATTTGTTTTTGTATATTCAATAAAACGAGTTATCGAATTTTGTCCTGATGCACTATTAGCCCATTTAGAGAAAGATTGTCCTAATCTATCTAACCAATCAGCCGACCATTGAAACAGTGGTGCTAATTGTGTGAACACATTGACTAATCCGTCACCGAAACCGCCTGCAGCACTTAATAGCTTGTTAAATACCGAAACACCAGTTGTATTCATCATGTTGAAGAATCTTGATGCTACACCACTATTTTGAGCCCATTTAAGTACACTTTGAGACGCCTCTTCCATTCCTCTTGAAATACCACCAAAAAAAGGTTGTAAGCTCTGCATTGCTGTTTTAACAGTATTTAAACCGTTTGCAAGAGTTGTGAAGATAGCGGATTGATTTTGTTTTATAATATCAGTCCATGCTGACTTTACGCCATCTAAAGCTTTTTTGTATTCGTTTGTTGCTGAGGTAGCTTGTAAAGTGCCGTCACTAAGCATCTTTATAGCGCTGATAGCCATTGCGCCAAATGCTACAAAGCCAGCACCGGCTATTGCTACAGCACCACCTAAAGCAAGTACACCACCAGTTAACACTTTGATAGCGTTTAATAGCGCAAACACTACAGGTACTACACTTGCTATTACAGGTATTAAGATACTGAAAGATGAAGTTAGTAATCCACCAACCATATTAGAACCTACAGTACCGAACACACGGAACATATTAGCTAAATTCCCCATCTGTCTTTGGAAATTGTCGTTTGCTTTTATTATGTAGGCATAAGCTTTCTTTAAACCATTAGTATCGACATCTACCTTTGTTGTTTTTTTGTTTGGCAATGCGTCTAATGATTTTTTAAACGCATAAATAGTTGGTATAGAAAGCCTTGTATCTACATCAAGTCGAGATCTAGTTTTATTTGGAATACTTTTAAGCTCTTCTTTAGTACGTTTGATTTTAGAATTAGCAACACTGTTGTCTACATCTAAAATAGCTTTGGCTTTAGACCTATTTAAAGCTTCAAGACTAGCTTTAGATACTTTTAACACTCGATTGAATTTACTGTTATCAGCATTGACGTCAATATTGACACGTTTCTTTTCTAGTTCTGATAACTTAGCTTCTGCTTCAGCGATATCTTTAGTTAACTTTTGTTTTTGTAACTTAACTTCTGGTGTAACTTCTTTTGAATCTAATTGATTTAATTCAAAACTTGCTTCTAAAGCTTTTTGTTGTAGATCTTCTATTTTAGCATCTAATTTAGCTTTTACTTTTTTGTTACTAAATGCATCTAAAGACTTTTTAGCAACCTTGATAGTTTTTTGTAATTTTTTATCATTAGCACTTAATTCAACATCTTTAGTCTTATCAGCTGTACGCTTGTATTTTTGCACTGCCTTAACCGCACTATCAATTTGCCTTTTGAATTTGGCTACACTAGCTTCAATAGTTGCTTTAATTTTATATTCCGTCACATTAACACCTCTCTTTCTATTGCTTATTAAATTCTGCTATAACTTTAAAGAATTCATTATTTTGTGGTTCGTATTCATCACGTTCGCTACTAAATCTTATATCTTTACCTTCGTTAAGCCGTTGGATATTTTCTTCATAAGGCAATACGTCGTTTGCGTTGTTAAAAACATATTCCTCTTTAGGTTTATTTTCTGTCCCAACATTTTTAGTAGCTGCAGCATCACGAATAGCAAAAGCAAGTTTGTAACGTTCGAATTCTTGGGTTAGCATTTCATACTCTTTCGCATACATTCGATAGTTATATTCTGTTAATGTCATTTGCTCAATAACGTTCAAATCTGTAATACCAAGTGTTGACATACAAGTTATAACGATTCTGTCGTAAGTTATTACGCTTCCGCTGGTTTCTCTTCCGCTTCTACTACTTCGACTAGGTTTCGGGTCATAGGTCGCTTTCCCAACTCCGTTAAAATATCCGAACCGAATTCTTCTAGCCCGATATTTTCTGCAATTTCATCTAGCGCTTCATCAATGTTATTAATAGTAATTGCTTGTTTTTTTAAATGAGATGTAGCTGCAATTAAAACTTCACCAATCACAACTGGATTTCCACTTTCTAAACCTACAGGCAACATTGATACACCTTGACCGATAGAAGCTTGTTCAACTTTTAAACCTAATCGGTTATCAATCTCTCTTAAAAATTTAAAACCAAAACTTAACTCTAATGACTTTCCGTTAATTTCTACATTCATAATTTAAAATCTCCATTCATGATTAATTTAAACAAAAATAAAAAGGGCTTAACGCCCTATTTTTATACCTCTCCTGGTGTAACCGGTGGTGAATCTGCTTTAGGTTGTGGAATTGCTGTTAAATCTTCGCCAGTTAACGCATCTTCTTTTGTAGTGTCGTGGAATCTGTATCCAGCCGCCTTAAGTTTCTTTGTTACAGCCTCAGGCAATGTTGCAAATCCACGTTGGAAACGACCATTCACTCCGTATTCATATTCATATTCATCAATACCGTTAGCTTCTGCTTTTAATTCAAATTTATTGTGGAAACCTTGGAAATATTTTGCTTTAAATTTAGCTGAATCTCCATTTTTGCCTGGTATTCTACTTTCAACTTCCCAAGCTTCATACAATACGCGATCTACAACTGCATCTTCAATTTCATCTGCAAAATCGTCACCATAAGACATTTTAGCAGTACCAGACATTGTTGATTCAACTGAACCGCCAGTGTTATAAGAACCGTCCATTGTATCCTCTGTATCTGTATCAGCTTCATGTGATAATCCGTATTCAGTTAAAAAAAGCATTTTAGTAGCATCTACTTTTTCGCCAGCTTTTCTAAACAAAATAATACGGTCATTACTATTTTTCATATTTGCCATTCAATATTCCTCCGTTTTTTAAAATGTTTTGTAAGATATCGTTATTGAAGTGTGTAGCAATTCTTGATTAGTAGTATCATCGACTAACTGTGCGATGTTAGTATCATCTTCTTCAAAGTCATAATCGTTTGCTTTAACGCTAGGTGTTAAATCATCGATACATCTTTTAACAAGTCCGTCATGATGTCCTAAATCATCACTTACACTCCAAATATCAATAACTAAATTCGTGTCACCAGAATAACTATCAAACGTGTATTTACTTCTGTTTGACTCCGGCATTTTTATTACAAAAAAAGGATACGGTATCTCTTGTTGCATCTCTTTACGAGAAACAACAGGGAATCCATATCCTTGTAGCGTTTCATACGCTTTATTATAAAGTTGTAAGTTCGGTGTCATGCTTTTATCTCCTATTCAAACAACGCTTTCAATTCTTCTACAGTTGATTTCCTAATCACTTCGTATACCGGCCACATAAAAGGTTCTGCCTCCATGTATCGAGTACCAAACTCTAAGAAACCACTATAAGCTGCATGTGATGTGATAGTGTATTGCAAATCGCCAGTTTTTTTATATCTGATATTGCGTGATAAATTACCAGTCCAATAACCCTTGTTCATTACTTCTCTAGCTTTCAATTTAGCTCGTACTACATATTCTTTGGATTTTTCCTGTAAAATATCATCTACATCATCATCGATGTTGTTTTTCATATCATGAAATTGGTTTAACAGTGCGTCTAATCCGTCTATATTCATCAATTGACCTCTTCTAAATAATATGACGTTTCGTGTCTGTATGTCCTTGTATCAACTATCTTGTAGCGAATACCATTAATTAACACGTGGCTAACAGGGTAAGATATTGATTCTTTTATCCTCAGTACACTTATATCGTTTTTTACATCGCCAAATTCAAGTTGCTTTCTTGCTCTAGAAATAGGATTAATGTTGCATGGTATCGCATCATAAGTGATTAGCGCGTTTTCTTTTTTGCTAGTTTTAGGATTGTAAGTTGCTACTTGTTCTAATTGAAAAACAACTCTATCTTCATATCTCAAAAGAACACAGCCCTTCCTTTTTTAGTTCTCGTTCTAGCATTAAAGTAATTATCAATAATAGCTTCATACTCCTTGAAATCATTCAATTCATACGCATTGCTACGTCCGTCAACCGCTTCCGATGTCATACCTTCAGCACCAATCCTGTTGTAGCGTTTAACTGCAACCTCTTTAATCATGTAATTAAACCTTTCCGGTATTTGTTCAACCTCAATAGGTAACATTGATAACAACTGGCTTTCGCAACTTTTTATGATTTCCTCTAATTGTTCATCTTGCTTTTCATCTTTAAGACCAATACGTTTTTTTACATCAGCTAGCGTAGTCATATAATCACCTACTCTAGTGACTCAAAAGCATTGATAATTTCAGCTTTTGTTTGTTTTTCATCAACTTGTAAGCCAGCAACGCTTGCTATTTCGACAAGTTCTTTTTTGGTTAATTTGTCATTTACAATGTAAATCATTTGTTCGTTGCGTTTATTTTCAACACTAGCTAAAGCTTTGATACGTTCATCTGTAGGATTATAACCTTTGCGAGGGTAGACATGCCCTTTCATATAGACATGTCTGTTATCTTCTAAATCTGTAAAATCTACTTTAACAATTCCAATGATTTCGGGCATGTTACCACTCCTAATTATTTATTAAACTTCTCCTGGAACTGAAGCTGGTTTTTCATCAGCAGGAACTAACTTAGCAAACGCTTTATCATCAGCGATATGCAACGCTACATGCATAGTTGCACGTAATGCCACCATGTCTTGTTCAAACAAGTTTACAGGTGTTCCATCTTCATTTTTGACTGTAGATAATTGTGCAGTTTCATCGATTTTGTATTCAATTAATTGAGGGATACCGTAAATCAACTTATCGAAATCACCAGTGATTAACTCACCACGTTTTAAGTTGCTTGATTTAAGGTTAACCACAGGCAGACCGTCTAACGAATCACTGTTACGGTCATAAATACGTTCTTTCGTTTCAGGATCTACAATTTTACGTAGCAAGCTTCTGTTTTGTGTTTTTGAGATAAACGCATTTGCTTCTAATTCGTCATCTTCAAGTAATGCCTCTAAATCAATAATGTTATCTTGTGTGAAGTCACCTTTAATAACCTTATTAGTTTTTTCAATTGATTGTGCAATTGATTTACCGAATGGATTGTTACCTTGATTCAAAATACCCGCTTCATCAAACTTTTTATAGAAAGCTTCAGCAATCATAGGTTTCATCTCTTCAAAGAATTGTGAATAAGTGTAATTCAAGAATTCTTTTGTTACAGGTAAGATAACCCCTAATTTAAACGCTCTCATAGTAGCGTTAACCCATGTAGCTTTAGATGTTTCGATTTTTTGACCTTCACCTACCCAGTAAGCACCCGGTTTATCAGCCCAAAAAGTAAACTTCTTCTCAGTACCTTCCATTGGTTCGTACTTACCTAATTGCATGATTTTAGAGTTTTCCATAACCTCTTGTAAGATAGGTGTTGTAAAGTCGTTTAACAACGTACCGTCTTTCTTTTCATGCATCATTACATTGTCAGGGTTAAATACTTGTGGTTTAACATTGTTACTTGCAAAATGTTGCAAGTTTAATTTTAATTTTTGTGTTTGTTCCATTTAAATGCCTCCGTTAATTTTTAATAACTCTTTTTTGTCTAGCTATTTCAGCTAAGTTTTGCGGTTTATTTTTAGTCGAGTGATTAAACGAATCTCCACCAGTCAATGGCGATTGTCTAGCGTTAACCTTAACCGCTTCACTAACCGCTTTTTTAACTGCATTAGAAAAAGCTTCAACATTCAATTTAGTTTGTTCAGCAGTATCTGTTACAACTAAATTAACAACCCCATCTGATGAATCAACTTCCGCTTCACTCAACATTTTTCTTGCTTCTGAACGCATTTCGTTTAATTGTTTTTCTGAACGTAATTGTTCCAGCTCTTTTTCCATTTGTTCGCGTTCATATTCAGCGATTTGATCTTTGTTCATTTTTGCTAATCGTTTAGCTTCATCAACAGCTTCTTGTTTCTCTTTTTCTTTCTGCTTCATACGACGACTTAATTCTTCTTTAAGACGCTTGTTATATTCTTCTTGTAGTCTTTTTTCGATTTCTTCTTCTGAATTAGTCTTTGTGTCTTGTTTGTCTTTGCCTTCATCATCGTTGTTATCTTTTGATTTTCCATTATCTTCATCCGATTCTTCAGCAAAAAACTGTAATTTGAGTTTTAACTTCTCTTGGATATCCATAGTTTTTACACCTCATTTATTTACTCTTGATTAGTTTTAAGCCATACATGGTTCGGGCTGTAACGCTTGCACCTTTTATTGTCATAAGCATGGTTTGGACATAAAAAATAGCCAACACAATTAAGTGCTAGCTATTAAAAGAGTGGTTCGTTATATTTCGATTTTTCTTTATCGGCTAATACTACCGACCTTACACTGTCTAAGTTTGCATCAACAATAACTGTTTCGTTTTGCTTTTGTAACTCTTTACGTATACCTTTTAACTCTCTTGCTATGTCTCTAAGGTATTTGTCAGTATTACTCATATTTGTATCCTCCAAACATTTAATTTACTGTCATACAAAACTAACTTGCCTTTAAAAAACTTTACTTTTAAATCAATCACCGCTTTTCACTTTCCCTCCGAAGTATTTTGTTTTTCGTTTTTTATTTGGTTTTTTCGGCCACATAGATTTAGGTAGCAAAGCACAATCTGAACGACAATTAATATGCATAGGGTAGAAATTAACTCCAATTTTAGCGTCTTTAACTTTAAATATTTCTCCGTTAAGCCCTTTACATACTTTAGTTGTTCTATTATCGATTTTTGCAATATACATATAATATCCTTCTGGTGAGATTTCTTTCATGCTGTCAATACTTGATTGTGCGTGAACACGTGCCGATTCTGTATAAAGCAATGATTTAATTGCTGCGGTCTTTTGTCGTGCTGTGCCTTCGAATTTATTTAGGTGCTTACGCATATCTTTAACGTATTCGTTAGGATGTCGACCTCTAATAACTACATTAGCTATTATTTCTTCTATTTCTTGCTTCATTTCTTCGGTATTAGTCCATAATCGCTCTGACCAAACGACACCATGAAATTGTGTATCAACGATTGTATCTATAACTTCTTTAGCTACTTGTACACCTTCACCTAAAATACCCGCTTGATCACTGAACACACGATAAGCTGTTGATTCGAAGTATTGCCTCATCGATAATTCTGTTTGAGCTGTTGCATAAGCAATTAAGAATTCGATTTGAATCTTTAACATTTGTTCTCTAGATACATACATCTTAGTGTTATACTTCTTTAATTCTTCATTTGCTCTATCGCTAAAATCTTTGTTTTCGACCAATCTTTTTGCTTCTTCTTGAAACGCTTTTACATCGAACTCATCAATAATCTTTTGTGCTTCTTTTAATGTAACACCTGCAAAATCTCCGTACTTAACAATAAACGCATTGATTTCTTTTTCAATGCGCTTAATCATCATATTCAATATACGTTCTATTTCTTCAGCTTTAGTTTTATCACGCTTCAACTCATTCTCGATTGCTTTGCGTCCGCGTTCTTCCCAATATTCTTGGGTGTTTTTGTTAGGCAATTACAATCATTCCTTTTTATCAACAGAATCTTTTGTGTTATTGTCTTGTTCATCGTCATTGATGTCTCTAGGGTCTTTATAAATACCTTTTTGAGCTTTTTTAATAGCTTCTATTTCATCTTTTTTGATTTTTTTAACTTCTAATTCAGGGTCTTGGAAGAATGAGAATAGAGACATTAAAGTTGTTTGGCTGATTTTACCGCCAGAGTCCATATAAGCTTTCAACTCTTCAATCAACGACTTAGGCAAGTTTCTGTTGTATACATATCTAACAGTGTTGAAATCCTTACTAGCGTCAATCGACCGTGTGTTTTTAAGTATCGTCTCTAATAACTTAGCACGACGTCTTAGTCCTTTTGTGAACAACCCTTCTTTAGTTTTAGTACGTTGTTCTAATCCGAATAATTTGTATTTCATTGCCTCGCCCGATTGAGTACCGCTAAAGTTATCATCTTTCATATTAGGTGTGTTGGTAAACATGTGTATATCGCTGTTTAAACGGTCTTTATAAGCTTCAGTACCTTGTACGTCGTATTGCTTATAAATATAACCACCATCAACTGAGCCTTCTGTTTCGATACCGGTATCCCTATTCTCATAAACGGTTGGTTCTAAAAACAACACGTTAGCTTCTTTTTGTTTTTTAACTTCTACAGGATCTAAATTTAAATTACCTTTAATTAGTAACATAGCGTCATTTAAATCGCTCATATAGTTAGCTGTATCTGATTCAGCATTATCATACAAATCAATCAAAGTGATTACTTTTTCATAATCTCCTTTTCTTTTTTCGTTGTTGCTGAATTCTGTAATAGGCATATGTTCGAATGAGTGTGATTCAAAACTGTTTTCACGTGGTGTAAGCTTCCAACCAGCCGTTCTGCTAGTGAGGTACTTATATACACCATGTGAAGTGAATAAATCAACAGTGAATAATTCATCTTCGTCTGTCTTGTCTATTGGTTTAGTTCTTAGATATCTAACCCCTGCTATACTGTTACGTTCAACTGTGTTGTCGTATATGATAAAAGTGCTCATTGCATCAATCTTATATAAACGAGTTTCATCATCTTGATTTCTAATCATTAACTCATAAGCTTTACCATAAATTGATAAGTCCAATCCTAGAGATCTATTGTGCGACTCAACATCATTCAAATCATTGAACGCCTCAATAGCTTCTAATACATCTTTGTCATCATCTTGGTATTGAATAGGATTACCTAAGAAATAACCGTTAATGAAATCACTAATATAAGATGCGTAATCATGAGCTACACGATTGTCTGCCATGTACTCTTCTTTCCGTCGTGTCAATTCAACTAAGTTTTTAGTTTTACCTTCGTAATAATCACTTAACACTTTTAATCTAGGTCGTTGATAATCCATGTGATGTTCAATATATTTACTTACTTCATTAACGTTTTGCAACAAATCATCTTCTGTTCCGTCATATGTGTAAACAACATTAGCTTCATCGTTGTACAAATAATTCCTGTTTTCTCGTAAATCAGTATCTGTTTCAAATTCATTTACTTTTAACATGCGTTCCCTCCTATAATCCTAGAGATTTAATTACTTTTGTTTTACTTTCTGCATTCTTCTTGCGTTTTTTTAATTTAATATGGTATTTTTCAAGACTATATCTAAGTGCATCCATTAAATGATTGTTTTTATCTATAGGCTTGTTAATCCAATTACCTTCACTGTCTTGGTCAAAAGTATATGTGTTTAATTCTTCGATAGTATGTACGCAACTAGGGTGTACATACACTTTAAAACCTTGAATAAATTGGACGCCCTGCATTATGGTGTTCGCACCTTTTACTGAAGGTTTGATATTAGGCACACCCTTTCTACTTATTTCAGTTATCAACCTTTTTTCAGCGCTATCCGCAACTATATGTGCATCTTGATAACCTTTATGTTTAATCATTTTTATAATGTCATCTGTCAACATGGCTTTTTCTGAATGTTCGTCGTATATCCATAACTCTTTATTTTTTAAATCAACTACAGTGTTAATTAGAGTGGTAGGGTCAAATGTAAAACCAAAATCCATACCATGCGCAATTTCTTGTGTTCGCTTAAACTTCTCTCGCCAATCGAAATCAGTGACTTTAAAGTTATCGAATACAAGCCCCTCTGCAACGCCCCAATCTCCATCACAAACAATTCTTGCACGTCTAGGATTCTTTATATACAAATCTTCATATCGTTCAATATCGACTTTGTCTAGCCATTCATTAACTCTATAAGTTGTTGTATCTGAAAAAGTATTGTTTAATTTTGTTTCTTCATCAAAAAATGTAGGCTTCAACCAATGTCTTTCCGACCACGGGTTAAAAGTAACTGTGATTTGCTTGAAAAATTCCGGACTATCGTAGCTACCACGTATCGACTCAACAACAGTACTAAACTTATCGAATGTTTCTATTTGATAAGCCTCTTCAAACCAAGCCCAACACAAAATGCCAGTATCAACAGTAATCGATGTTATTTTCAATGGATCGTCTAAACCTCTAAACAGTATTTTTTGTCCAGTAGGTTTATACGTTATTTCTGGCAAACTTTCGTTAAATTTAAATAAGTGAGCAACGCCTAATTGGTTAGTTGCCCACTTTAAATCTGTATACGTTGATTGTTTGTTAGTGTTGCTAAATCTTCTGACTACAAGTATATTTGCCCAATCATATTTCATTATTCGATAAATGAAATTAATAGCGGTAGTTTTACTTTTCTTGCTACCCCTTGAACCTTTAACAACACGGTAAAAGTTTTTGTTGTGCCAAAACTTATTGTAGCCACCACCGATTTTATTTTTTAGATCAAGTATTTCATACATGACTAATCATCTTCCGGAATATTATCGACAAACATTGGTATTTTGTAGTCAACTTCTTGTTTGTCTGTAAATAGTTTATGGTGTCTGCCTAACATCTCTAAGGCTCGGTTTTGGTCGCTGATTTTAGGAGACTTAGAAACTAGTTGAATGTGTTCATCGTATACTAATTGCATTTTGCCAGTATCCGGATTCTCTTTATAGTCTCCAGTTTTTGTTACGACAACTTCAACTTCTGAGTGTTCTCCTCTAGCTGTTCTAGTTAGCCTATACAACACTTCTTTACCCGACATAATATTCTCATCAAAGAGTTTTGTTTCAACCTCCTTGATATAGTTCTGAATTTCAACATTCTTCAACATACGCTGTCCTTGTGAGTACGCTGTCTTTTCGCTATATCCAGCATGTATAGCTGACTTAGTAGCATTGCCATAACATTCAGTACCGGGTATTGTATATACTTCTGCAAACAAACGTTGCTTTTTAGTTAATTTGTTCATTTCATTTACCACCAACTCTCGCGCTATACGCTTTTTAAAATTAAAAAAGGGATTGGCTATAATCAGCCAACCCACATAGATCCTTTATTCCTAATTGCGATAAGGGAAACGCAGTAAGATAGTCAATATCTTACGCTATCATATTAACACCGAAAGTGACGTTATTTTTCCAGACTTTTTCCAAACTTAATGTATTATACCTAATTCATCTGCTAATCTAACTAGTATGTCCTTCCTCATATCATAAGCCGTAGATTTACTTACGTTTATTTCTTGTGCCACACCAGTTAGATTTAACGTTCTAGGTTTTTTGAAATAATAAAGTTCCATAAGTTTTTGAGTCTCTACAGTGCTATGATTATACACAACTTCTATAGCCGACTTCATTCTAGCTAATTGCGATAATCTTCTATCATTAACAACTCTAATAGCTTTTATTTCAGTTACACTTACATTGCTTTGCACCCTATCTCCACCGATATTAGTATCTTGTTGACTCCACGGGTTTAAAACTTCATCTCTTACACGCGCTATATCTTTATCGAAGTAGTTGTAATTGCTTAATTCACTTTCTAAATATCTTTGCGTTGATTTTCTCAAACTCATTCGTTTAACCCCCGTTAATCTTCAAAATGTCTCAATCTACTTCTTAATATTTCTATCTCTCGCTCTTTAACTTTTACATCGCCTTTTAACTGTTCAGCTTGTAACATCACACCAAACAATAAAATGACTAATAATATAATTGCTATGATTAACCACATCATCTACTCCGACACCTCCGCCCTCATCAAATCCGACTGGTCGCATAGATGAGCGAAGTCACTCGGCGCCTCTACATCATCATTAGCCGTCATCATAATATATACTTGCTCAGTTACATACTT